TATTATATCACACTTTTGATGAATGTACATACCTAAACAAAGAAATCTTCTAATGAAACTTCATGCTCGCTGGTCCATCCAACTGCTTCTAATACCGGTTCGATTGCACCTAAGAATGTCTTCTCGAACTGTAGGTTATAATCAATATACTTCTCAAGTTTAAACTGCCTTGGAAGATAATCAACGAATGCAATAACATTCTCTTTGATTGGATTTGGCTTGACAAGGTATGTGAACTTGACCTTGTCTCCACTAGTTATCTTCTGTATACTTCTATTTAGCTTTTGTTTTGTAATCATATTATTGTGGAGTATTGCCCCACGAATATGGATAGGTGTACCTTTCTTGTATATTGTTTCACGATCAGTCCACTTGTTTAAGTTATTGACACCACGTGGGAAGCTTACCTCTTCGGCAGATGCTTGTTTAAATGCAGCTTTGAAGTTTGCTATGTCTGACTGCACTGTCTCCTGATCTGTCTCAATGATCCTGCGAAAGATATCTTTGAGAGCTTGTCTACATATAGCTGGTGTAGATGATTTGATTGCTTCAATACCCATAATCTTTAATTTAGGTTGGGCATAACGAACACCTTCATTGTCATGCACATTGAGTATGTATCTCTTCTTGGCAGTCCATATGCCACGATCAGCAATCACCTCACGACCCATAACCATCTTGTTCTCTATACCACCTAGCATTTTAAATAGACGATCATAACATTCTGATAGTGCACCTTCTAATGCTGTCGAACACATCTTGTCTAAGAAGTCTACCGGCTTGGCTGGACCAAGACGATTCACAAACTCGTCAAGACGAACATAGACAGAGTCAGTATCAATGGCAACTACATAATCTTTCTTGGTTTTTAGAGTTTTGTTAAGGTAATCATTTAGGTTATTCTCTGCCCAACGAATGGTTGCTTGACCAGTCAGGGTGATACCTTCGGCAATTCTCATGTCAAAGTATCTAAACCACTTATTACCCATCGCACCATACAAAGAGTTGAGTAGGATCTTTAATGCCATCTGCTGGTTCTTGGCAATAGCAATACGCTTCTCTAGACCATACACTTCTGACTTGGTTGCGGTAAGCTCTAACTCTTGCTCAGCTTTAAGTTGTGCTTGCTTGAATTTAACACGATCATTATAGATCTCTTGGATAATGGCTGGAATAATACCTAGCTTCTTTGTATCGAATCGAACACCATTGACAGCTAATGCTGTGTCTGGTTTAGTGTTTGTAATATGACCATCTAAGACTGATTCAACATTTACTCCTGGCTCATCATCAAGTAGGATAGTCTCGGGAGACATATTGTATTGCATAATGATTGATGGATATAGAGAGTTCAAGTCGAATGAACATACCCAATCATGCATACCTACTTGTGGTTCTTTTACATAACCGCCAGGATATGCACCTTTAAATGATTCAGTATTTTGTGGTACAGCTATACGTTTAGCATGTAAGTCACGATAGATCAGTGCATCCCATATAGCCACAGTGCCAAGCACTTGCTCATAGTTCACACCACCTTTATATGCCATGGTTAGACATAGACTAATAAGACCAAGCTTGTCTTCCATACGGTCGATGAGCTCTACGTCTTTGATATTATAATCAATAAACTTTTGGTAGTCATTGTCGTGTAATTCATTGAGGTCAGAGGCTTCACCGAAGTCAAGCTTCTTCTCACCGAGAACAACATTAGCAATATGATCTAACTTATATGATTCTTGTGGACCATACGAGTAACCGAACTTCTTAAAGATTGCCATGTAATCTAAGATGGCTACACCTTTGATTTCATACTTAAGTGTGGATTGACCATAACCCGTGTGTGTCTCACGCTCGTCAATCATTCTCCATGGTGATAGGAACTTCTCACGACCATTATCGAATACACGTTTGATACGGTTAATAAGATATGGTATATCAAAGAACTCACAGTTCCAACCTGTAACAATATCAGGGGAAGTCTTAGACCAATGATAGACAAACTTGTGTAAGAGTTCTCTCTCGTCTGCACACTTGACATAAATTACTTCATGGGTTTGCAGCAAGGCATTGTCTACATCATACTCACCACAACCAAATGTGTAATAGGTATCGTCAATATTATTCTTCATTGTGATTGCTGTTACTTCCTGATCAGCCAGAGCCGGCTCAGGGAAACCATCACCGAACTTTGTTTCAATATCGATTGATGTAACATTAATAAGATTACGATCCCATTTGATTACACCAGGGAATTCATCATTCAGATATTGCACAACATAATTGGTATTGCCAAACACTTTAAAGTTAGGTACATCACTGTACGACTTGATAAAGTCAGTGGCTTCACCCATCGAACCGAATTGAATAGGTTCTACAGGAGTACCATCGAGGGCATGCCAATCATGAGCATTGTTTTGTTTGGATGTAACGAATAGAGTAGGGTGATACGGGACAGTAAATGAAACTTTCTTACCATCCTCGTAGCCCATATATTTGATTACCTTTCCATGACGGAAGGCACTAGTATAAAAAGTATTTGTCATGTGTGTATTATACCACAAATAACATTAGATGTACATACTTTATACAACTATTTGTGGTTTTTCCGGTGTAATTATATCTGTGTCACTGAACATACGTTCGTGTTGTGCTGCTAATTCTTGTGTTGGTGTAAGATCAAACATGATATGCTCTTTCTTAATAACCAATTGGTCTATCTCACAGTATGGCATATAAGGCATAAATCCTAATCTCTCTTGGGTAGGCACTAATGCCACAAGATCTTTTACTGTTACTGTTAAACCTGATTCATTTACTTTCTCACATAGTACTTCTTCACCCGACGTAAGTCGGATTAATCTAATTTGATTCATCTGTGTTTCCTTGGTTGTTTATTAATATAATCTTTCACTGCTGATTTGATTGCATCTTCAGCTAATACACTACAGTGTATCTTGACCGGTGGGAGTTGCAACTCTTCAACAATTTCAGTGTTTTTAATTTCTTCTACCTGATGTATTGTTTTACCCTTAACCCATTCTGTTAACAATGAGCTTGAGGCAATTGCTGATCCGCAACCATATGTTTTAAATTTTGCATCTGTGACTATGTCATCTTCTATACGTATTTGTAATTTCATAACATCGCCACAAGCAGGAGCACCTACCATACCAGTTCCTACATGTGGATCGTTCATATCCATCTTACCCACATTGCGTGGATTATTGTAGTGATCTAAAACCTTTTCTGAGTATGCCATGTGCTCCTTAGTATTTAGCCTAGTAACAGCTTCTTCGCTGATTTCGGCAGGTCACCTAGATTGATTGTTTGAGGCTTGTCTTCTTCTGGAATATTGTTCTCCAAAATAACTACAAGCATACCATCTACAATATCGGCACCAACAACTTTGAGTGTGTCAGCTAAAGTAAATGATCTTTCAAACGCCCTTTGAGAAATACCACGATGGGCATATTCTCTTTGATCTGCACCAGTCTTTTTCTTACCGATGATTGTCAATACACCTTTTTCAAGTGTTAGATCAATGTCTTCTTTACTGAATCCTGCAACAGCGATTTCAATTAGAAAGTGACCATCATCCCTTTTAATTACATTATACGGTGGATATCCGGCACCACGTGCAGATTCCATGTTAGTAGTTTGTAACGTGTTAAAGAGTTGATCGAATCCAAGGAAAGTATCCCTTGGAAAGTTAAATGCTAAGTTTGTCATAATGACCTCCTATATATAGCAAGGTTAAAAAAATGAATACCCGTTAGGCATATTCAGTTTTATTTATACAGGTTTTACTTAATACCTATATTATATTTGGGACATAATTCCCAATCGTTTTTATCTTTATGAGATATAATTTTAATTTGGTTTAGTGATGCTGTCTCTCCAATTGGAGCAACCGTAGTAAGTAATCCCCAATCATCCATTAACTTGACAATTGTATTCCTACGTTTGAGATCATTCTCTGTGAGATTAGAAGGCTTACCATCTAATAAGAATAACTCTTTAAAGTGAGTTATAAAATATCTTCCTTGTTTGTGTAAAATATGACATGATTGATATAGTTTATTATCTTTTTTAGAAGCCACTCCTATTCTCGTGAGAGTTTCACGTATCTTTAGAAAATCATCTGGCTCTGCCAGTATTACTTCTAACATCATCTCTGGTTTCCAATTTACCAGTTCATCGTTGAATTCCGCCATGCTGTATTCTTCCTCTTATTGTTTTAAGGTTTTCATTACTTAAAAGCGGAAGTACATCACGAGCTTTCTCATTGCTATAACCATAATACTGCTTTATAGCATTGATATTTTCAGATTCAATAGATTTGTTCCACTTAGAAAAACGATTACGTTTTCTAATAGTATTTATAAGAAAATGATACTGTAGGCGGCTATCCAGATGGTGAAACCTATTCATCTCGTTAGCGTATATAACAGTATCAGGGAAATATGAAAGTCCACGGTTTACCATAAAGGCATTGTAGTCCTTCTCATTCTCAAGTATATCCTTCTTTGTATTGGATATAGATTTAATTAATTCAAACGGATTCATTTAAATTAGTCTTTACATATTTAACACTGTCTAATATAAATGATCTCCAGCCTTGAGCTTCAACATCAAAGACATTCATATAATCTCTGTTCTCTTCGTCTGGTGGATTACCGATATTCTTTGGTGCCATTTCAGTAGGGATCTCTTTAGCCATGAGTGTGCATTTCATTACACGATCATCACCATTCTTTTTGGTGAAGGCTACTTCAATAACCTCGGTATGCAAGAATTCTTTAAGATCTTCATACAATGTTGTTCCTGTAATATTAATTTTTGTCATGTTCTTCTACTGCCTCCGCTAAGAATTTACTCATCATTTGTAATAATCGGCCAGCTTTTTCTAGCTGCCATAATATCATAACTACACCCAACGTTGTAATTATTTGTCCATACATTGCTAATTGTTCTGTCATAGATCTCCTTTGTTTTTGCACAACATCTCTGTTGCTTTTGTTTCCCATACCCAAGGAAATAAACCATGGACTATAAGAACTATTGCTATTGACGTGGTGTGCAACAAGTGTTGCCCATAAGTCATGTTAACTTCTCTTAAGTGTTTCATTTAAATTTAATCGATGACATGATTTCTGTCATGCATGCGACTACGTTTAATTCATGATCAGCTACAAAGCTATCTTTATATGAATAGTCTGCAAGTATAAGCACTAACTGTGGAATACTTGAAGGCTCGACATAGTCTGACATGTTATCATAAATCATTCTAAACATCTTTGCTGATTCTACGTCAATGTTATCTGTTACCCATTTACGCATCTTCTTAAAGTTTTTAGATTTGAGGTCTTGCATCAATCCGTTTATACTTGTCTCAGATAGAGTAACAAGAATACCAGTATCGATATGACCACTCATGCCATACCTTTGACATTCGTTGATGACACGTCTCCAGTCTGGTATGTATTTCATAATGAGTTCTGCAATTACTGCATCGTCATATATAATGCTTTCGGAATTAAGAATGAATTGAAGCCTAGTCATAAATGCCTGAGCCATCACTGCTTTGTTTCCTAAGTTGAATTCATATATAGAACACCTTGAATGAAGAGGATCTATTATACGATTCTTAAAATTACAAGTAAGAATAAATCTACAATTAGAAGAGAACTCTTCGATAAACCCACGTAATGCAGGTTGAGTAGATTGTGGATTAAGATAATCAGCCTCATCGAGTATGACTACTTTCTGTCCACCTTGAAGTGATACAGTACTGGCAAACTGTTTGATCTTACCACGTAATGTATCGATGTTACCATCTTCAGATCCATTGATTAACATATAATCAAGATCTAATTCATTGCATAAAGCTCTAGCTACTGTAGTCTTACCTACACCAGCAGAACCAGTAAACATCATATTGGGGAGTTCTCCCTTATCGACTATCTTTTGAAATGTTTCCTTTAGTCCTTCAGGGAGAATACAATCCTCAATTGTTTTTGGTCTATACTTTTCTACGAATAAAAATTCTTTCACATACACCTCATAATATAATAAACATGGTACTATTATACCATGCTTTTGTTAAAAGTACATACTTACTCAGCTGTTGCTGGAGCTTCTTCAGTTGGATTTGCAGCTTCTTGTGCCGCTGCAGCTTTTGCCAAGAATGAATCGATTCTGTTACGAACTGCACCAACATCAGCTAGCTCACTACCTTCAAATGCACCGCGCTTTGTTACTATATCAATAATTGATACACAAGCACGAATGTCACTTAGGTTAAGCTGATCATCTGTTGGGGCTTCCGGAGCTGGAGCATCAACTTGTGCTGCTACCTTATCGAATTCTTCTTGTCCCATTGCTTTATCTTCTGCCATTATTATTCCTTAAATGTTGTAGTTTTATCTAGAGCAACCCAATAGTCTGTGTTGCCGGCCGTTATTAATGCTACCTGTTTTTTGTCTATTCCGAAGACATATTCAGCCGCAGGTTTAAATTTGAAATTGTTTATGTCAAACACAAAATCAAACTCAGCACTAGTATTTATATCACAATTCGCAACGTTCATTGTAAATTGATTTGATGTAGGGTTTTGTTTATCAAGAATAACACACTCAATAAACTGACCTCCAGTAGAACTTTTACGTATACTCAACCAGTTGGTCTTAAGAGTAGCAGAAGCTTTACGGAGTTTATTTAATTCTTCATCTGTAAGTGTAAACTTTAGATCTTCACACGGTAGATTAATATCGTTGGTAGGAACTGTGAGGATGTCGATGTCCGAAAAGAAATACTTGAATGATGTAACACCATCAGTAATTTTTACAAACTTCTTATCGTCATCAAACGCAAGAGTAGGATCATCAAACATATTAAGACAAGCTAGGAATTCACCTAAGTCATATATGCCAAATGGATATGGAGAATCAAAAGCTATGTGGGCTTTTGACATAAGTGTTTTAGAAGTAGACATGGTTCGAATAAATCCACCTTCCTCACCAATTGCAATATTACTATTGATCGATTGGAAGTTGCTCAATACATCTTTTATTTCATTACTAAGTTTCATTACTGGACTCCTTTAAGTCATGTTCATTAATTGCCAAGAGAGTATAGTGCATGATCTTCATTAGATCTTCACGGTTTGCTCCATTCTTTTTACCATATCTTGATGCGTATTTCAATACATTACCAAGACAGAAATCTAATCCTAAGCCAGAGGCAGAGATTAGATCCATACTTTGTACACCATTCGGAGCAGCATAATGTTTAGAGTAAGTGCTCTCAACATAAGTTTGCAATTGATTGATGTTTTGTTGTTCGTTAAATTTCATATAGTTCCTTTTTCATTATGGTATTATTATATCACATAAAGGGTGAAAGTACATACCCTCACCCTAAATAAATTAAGCAGCAACCGCATCAGTGATACGTGAAACTAATTGCTTGTTACCCTTCTTAGTCTTTGCAAACTTCTTGAACTCACGCTTAAGATCATTAATTGTGTCAGCTTTTTTAGGTTCGAAAGTATCAGAGTCAAACCTTGCTGAACGATTGATCTTGATAATGAAATAGTCATCGTAACCTTTAACATTTTTCCAAGCACCGAAACCAACTTTTCTCCAATCTTTGATCACGTTATGAAACTCTCTGTTGTCTTCAATATTGACATAACCTTGTCCGAAAGTAGATGCATCATACGCAAGGTGGAAACCCATAATAGTTGCACCAGTTATCTCTTTAAGTCTTAGAAGAACAGCCTCATAAATCTTACGACCACCCTGGCCACGTATTAATTTACCGTCAAAGTTAATCATCATCTCACGTGAAGTTTGAACATCAGACTTTGAATCTGATTGGATTCTTATGCCATCAGGATAACCGTCAGTCAAGAACATAATGTTTGTGTTCTGTATTGCATGTTTACGTGTAAATGCCTTAGTGATTTTAGATGCAAGCATTGCAGTCTGAATAAGAGGAGTTGAACCCATACCGTCAATAGCATGAAGATAGTGACCAGATATATGGTAAGCAGTATGTTTGTTGTTGTAGCTATGTGCCTTAGCAATAGCAAATGAAATAAAAGCAGCTTCATCAAAAGTTTTTTTATTCATCTTTGAAGAGAACATCTCAACAACTTTAGTACCATCACATTCTAACTCACCAGCTCCAGCTTCAGCAGCACGAATACCCTTACCACGTTCTCTCCAATATGCAGTAGAAGTAAATGAATATGCCTCGAAAGGAATATTCACTTGACGACAGAACATAGCAATAGTGATTGCTTGCGCAGTAACATCTTCGATGATCTCACACATTGAACCAGAAAGGTCAAGGAACATTACAATTCCGTGTGACTTTGCTTGTGCCAACTGAGTAGTAGTCAAGAAGATATCTTCTGAAGTTTTGTATGAATGCAATTTTAAAGGATCAAGTTTACCAGACTTTGCAGTCTTAGCACGAGAATATTCAAACGCAGCTTTCTTACGTTCGAAGTCTTTCGCCATAAGATTTGCTTGAGTCTTATAAGTCATTTTAGTCTCATTGAAATCGTCTCTACAAGCTTCATGATTATAAGCAGCTTCAGTCTCTGAACCTAGATCTATAATATACTCTTCACGTAATGATTTAACATAGTCATAAGAGTAAAGAATATTTTCGATATTCTCATCGCTCATGCCGCTTGAGTATTCTGGCTGACCACTTCTCTCAAATTGCTTCTCAGGAGATTTTTCAAGAAGATCATCTTCACGTTCTCTTTGAGTATCTTCAGTCCAAGTCTCATGACCTTCAGGAGCTTCATCATCTGCAGCTTCAGCACTAATAGGCTCTTCGTCAGATTCATCTTCACCATCAGATTCACCATCACCTTCACCAGAGTCATCGCTTTCCTCATCACCAGAGATAGGAGTTTCACCTTCGTTCTCAGGAGATTCACCCTCTTCAGAACTTGGCATACCTTCAGTCGGCATGTCTTCTTCTTCTTTCTCATCTTTTTGATCTTCGATGAAATCATATAATTTTTTACAAACATTGACAACGTCATCCCATGTTTTAACTTCCATAGCTTCTTTAACTAATGGAGATTCCTCATCAGAGAATTCAACAGGAACATAGCCACGACCTTTAGAAGATACATTAAGCCTGTCCATAAGTCCAGCCTTGTTGATGTCTCTCTCGTTAGTACCAAAGAGATCAGTATCAAATAGAACTTTATAACCATTCTTGAATCTACGAACGATACCAGGATATGTGTCTTGGATCATACGTTCGATGCGGATATCCTCAACGATGTTGAGATAAGCACGTGGAATTTTTCCAATCTTCTTTTCAGAGTCATGCCATCCGTCAGCAGGAGTATATAGTGCATGACCAACTTCATGTCCAACAAGAAGATCATACACATCTTTACCTTTATCTTTCCAAAGAGGAAGACGAAGTACTCTATTCACAACATCGAAGCTAGCTGTAGAATAGTTACCGTGTTGAACAGATAAGTTCTCCTTAGCTAAAAGCTTCGCTAAATATTCTTGAGCAGATAGATTCATAATTATTCGTCCTCCCAATTGTTGTTATCTTTAAAGTTGCCTGCTTCTTCAAGCAAAGCTTCTTCGTCAAGCTCTTCTTCAGGAGCATTAATAGTTGCATCAACTTTTTCGTAAAGATCAATAAATGCCTCTTTAGTATCGTCATCAAAACGGTTTACACAAAGAGCAATCGCTTTGTCTCTCTTACCGAAGATAGAGAAAGTCTGAACGATGTGGCATAAACGACGAGTTGAAATAACTTCGTCAATACCTTCATCATAAAAAGTCTTACGAATAGCATCTGCCCAGCCAACAAGTAGCTTACCAAATTCTTCGTCAATAGCTTCAAACTTTTGCATATGCTTCATGACAATCTTTTCTTCAGTTGCCATAGTAGGGAAAGTCTGTTCAAGAGTAATAGTGAAACGCTCTAGGAAAGCATCATCAATGATAGTTGCTCCTGAGTAACGTCCATCCTCTGAACCTTTACCTTTTGTGTTCGCAGTGGCAATCACGTTGAAACCATCTTTAGGCTCAACAACTTCACCAGTCTTTTTGATCAGAACTGGTTTGCCTTCAAGCACACCTTGTAAACACATAATTTTATTAGTTCCACGATCGATCTCGTCAATCATAAGAACAGCACCAGCTTCCATAGCTTTGATCACTGGACCTTTTTGAAACACAGTCTCACCTTTGATTAAACGAAAACCACCGATTAGATCATCTTCATCAGTCTCAGGAGAAATCTGAACACGTACATATTCACGATTAAGTTTAGCACATGCCTGTTCGATCTGGAAAGTCTTACCGTTACCAGATAGACCAGATACAAAAGTCGGATAGAACATACCAGACTTAAGAACTTTTACGATCTCAGTAAAGTTACCCCATGGAACAAAAGTAGGATCATAGTTAGGTACAAAGACTTCGTCATTTGAAACTGACTCAACACCTTTGACCATAGCAGGAGCAGACTTTTTAGGTAATGCAGATTTTGGCATCATAGATTCTAAGTTATATACACCGCGACGTACCGTAGGTGCATTGTGTGTGTATCTGATATTTACGTAAGCTGATCTAGGATTCTCACCCACAGCAATAGCAGCTTCTTTAATCATCTTAGCTGTAAATTCAGTCTTTTTTGGAAATTTTGTCATTAATTGTTCGATCACTTTATTCATAATTTAAGTCCTTTTTTAATTGATTATGGTACCATTATACACTGTTTTGACCCGCTTGTGTGGAAAGTTATTGGTCCAGATGCGGCGAGTTGGTGTGCCAGAGAATGTATTGCCAGTGTTGATGTTGCGGGGTGCGGTACCCCGATAGAGCAGTTATACGATTTCTGAAAAATTATTTTTCTTAGTAAATTGTATTTTTTGTTCCATTTTTGATTCAAGAACATCAGGCTTATGCGATATAATAAATGTGTTTGTACCTTTCTCTAATGTCTTTAAGATCTTCATTAGATTGTCTGTACCTTCATCATCAAGAGATGAATCGAATGTCTCATCAAGGATGAGGAGATTGGTGTTTGTAGAGTTCTTCATCTTTGCTATTTGTCTCCATGCAAAGAGTA